GAGTTCTTAGACGACATGAGAGCATGGAGAAGTGCCGTGTGGGTAAGATTTCTATTTGATAAAATTAGTCTAGCTATTAGTGAGAAAAGCGAAACACATTTTCATCCTCGTATGAAACTTAAACAATGGGAAGCAATACAAGGACACTCAACACAAACAAGAAACATGAGATATAATCTAATCTATAGTTTACACTATATGTTAAGTACAAAGTATTTTCTAGAATCACAGAAGATACCTTACATATTCTATCTTATGTCAGAGGGGCAGCTCGCTCCTTCAATGAAAACCCTAGATGAAAACAGATGGGAAGGAGCAAATAATTTATGGCAAGTTCCACATATGAAAAGAAGTGACTATGAGAGGGAATTACCCTTTATATTAGATGAAAGCTTTTATACTATGTGCAAGAAAGCCGAGGTGCCATTCGGACCAAAAGACCATCCACTAGAGGAAGGACATGACCTAATGGCGAATAGAATAATAAAGGACATATATGATAAAGAATTGGATAAAATTTTTAGTTAAGAAGTGGCAAGCACTTAGATTTCAATGGGACAATAGAAATATGGTCGAGGATACTCACATCTATGAAGGCGAGGATAATTAATATTGATTATTTTTTCTCTGATATACCATGTCAAAAATAGTTCTTGACACGAGCTTAAAAATTGGATATAATATATGTATATTTTGGAGAGAGAGACTATAAGTGAGACAGATTGTACCACCAACTAACTGCCCTGCATGTAACAGTGAACTGGAATTGGTTAATGACCAATTATTTTGCAGGAATCCGCAGTGTCCAGCTCAGTGGGATAAGAAAGTTGAACACTTTGCCTCTACTCTTAAGATAAAAGGACTCGGACCAGCGACTCTTAACAAGTTGCAAATCCAAGACTACCAAGAACTTTATACACTTACTGTAGATGAAATACAGGTTAGATTAGGAAGTTTAAAGTTAGCTGAGAAACTCTTTGACGAGATTGAAAAATCAAAACAAAGTAAGTTGGTCACAATAATACCAGCTTTCAGCATACCCCTTATTGGTCGGTCGGCTTCTCAAAAATTATGCGATACAATATCACATATCGAAGATATTAGCGAGAAAAGTTGTACTGAAGCAGGTATCGGACCAAAGGCATCAGCTAACTTGCTCTACTGGTTAGAGACAGAATACTACCCTAATAACTATAAGACAACACTACCGTTCAACTGGAATAATAAAATTAATGAGAAAAAAGCGGTCACAGGAGTTGTTTGTATTACAGGAAAGTTAAAGTCATACCCGACTAAAGCATTTGCTGAAAAAGTTCTAAACCAGTATGGATATGTAGTCAAGTCCAGTTTGACAAAAGACTGTACTCATCTTATAAATGAGTCTGGAATCGAGTCAGCTAAAACACAAACAGCTCGTGACCGAGGTGTTATAATAATAACAAACGTAAAGCAATTAGAGGAATAATAAAATGGCATTACCAAAATGGACAGACGAAAGAACTTCAGAATTAACTTCTTTTGTCGGTGACGAAAGCCCTGTATCTCAGGCTACAGTAGCAGAAGCTGCTGAACAACTAGAAACATCAGTAAGAAGTGTTTCTTCTAAGTTGAGAAAAATGGGATTCGAAGTAGAATTAGCTTCTGCTTCAGCTTCTAAATCATTTTCTGATGAACAGGAAGCAACTCTTAGCACATTCGTGCAAGACAACAGCGGTGTATACACATACGCAGAAATCGCTGAAAACTTTGAAGGTGGACACTTTAGTGCAAAATCAATTCAAGGTAAAATTCTTTCTATGCAGTTAACAGAACATGTTAAACCTGCACCTAAAGTTGAGACTGTTAAGTCTTACAACGAGGAAGAAGAAAGCCAATTCGTTTCAATGGTAAACGATGGAGCTTTCATTGAGGATATCGCAGAAGGCTTAGGCAGAAGCGTTAACTCAATCAGAGGAAAAGCATTATCCCTACTTAGAGCAGGCGAAATCAATGCTATTCCAAAGCAGAAAGAAACCAAAGGTTCTAGCAAAGCTGACCCTTTAGCAGGTGTCGACATTGACGGCATGACTGTTGAAGAAATTGCTGATGAAATCGGCAAAACAGTAAGAGGCGTGAAAACAATGCTTACTCGTAGAGGTCTACAATGCGCGGACTATAATGGCGCTGCTAAAAAAGAAATAGGTTAATCTTATTTCTATCACAGGCGAGCAGTCCCTTAGGATTGCCTCGCCTTTTTTGTAAATTAACTTTGTTTTGGGAGAGACAATTTGACACTAGAGAGTGCATTACTCAAGCAATTACTTGCGAACAGCGACTTTGAGACTTGGAATGGTCTCAAGGAACACTATTTTCCAGAAGGTGAGTACCGAAAAATATGGCGAGTAGTAGATAAGCATGTTCATAAGTATCATGACTTGCCGACATTTGAAGATTTAAAACTGGAAGTCCGTTCTAGAGACTTGCAGGAAAAAATCTATGCAATCGAAAGTGTAGAAACAGATGTTCCGTCTATAATTCTATTAGACTATCTTAAAAATCAATTTACACAATCCGAAATTCTAAATAAAATCGAACACTATGTTGACAAACAAGTCGCAATCTCTGACGCTAGAGAAAATATTGATTTACTGCAAGAAATAGTTGTCCATGTAGAGGACGCAGTAGATACTAATGAAGATGCAGATAACATGGAAACTGTACCTTTGTTCGATTCAGATGAGGATTTAGCAAAATATTTGCCGCTCGGTCTTAATCAAGACTATGACTTGGACTACACATTCTCTCCCAAAGATTTGGTAGTTGTTGGCGGACACCGTGGTGGTGGTAAGTCGTTTACTTGTTGTAACATTGCTGCAGCAGCTCAAGCAAGAGGTGCATCAGCATTATACTTTACTATAGAGATGGACACTAGACAAATGCTACAAAGAATTTGTGGTATTCAGTGTGGAATCAATAGTGGTCGTATCAAAGCAAAAAATCTAACTCCAATGGAGTGGGACAAGATTGCTGATTGGTGGGCTGCTAGATTCAACAAAGGGGAAGAAGCACTAGCAGAGTGGAAAGACCACCAAGATTTCGATAAGTTTCATTACGAACTTACTAGAAATAAGTTAGCAGACATTCCTCAAATAGATGTTCACTACGACCCTTCACTTACTTTAGCTAAAATAATTAGCGTAGTAAGACAGAAACAAGCCCAGTTACCAAATCTGGGTGTAGTAATAGTAGATTATCTAAACCAGGTAAGACGCCACAACGCACCAGGTCGTTCAGGTCAGTATGATTGGACTGAGCAAATTGAGATTTCAAAAGGTCTCAAAGCTCTCGCGCAAGAGAGCAAAGTTCTGGTTCTCTCCGCTTTCCAGACTAATGAGAAAGGAGAGGCAAGATTCGCGAAAGGAATCTTGGATGCTGTAGATGCAGCTTATAGCATACAGCATTGGGGAGACGAAGAGCCTACAATTAAGTTCAAATGTGATAAGATGAGAAGTGGTTCAGTGAAAAACTTTACATCAGAAATGAACTGGGAAACACTGAAGATTGGTCCGCATAGTGCCTTAGACCCAGATGAACGTTCAGAATTAAAAGAAACTATGACAACAGGAGAAGATACTTACGACTTATGATACTATACACAGAAAAACAGTTAGAAGAAGCATGGCATATACACTGTGCCGAACTTGCCTACAGTAATGTAGACAGCGTAATAAAAATAAAGTTCCCTACACTAGAGGAGTTTAGACCTATCTATGAAGAAGCTATGGAGGATTTACTAAATGCTGATTCATCAGGAGCGTAAAGGATTTATTCACATACCAAAATGTGGTGGTATATCTGTAAGTAAAACTATCTCAGAATATTATTACACCATAGATAAACAAAGACAAATGCTACATAGAAGTTGGCAAGGCAGATTAAATGCAGATTTTGCTAGAGAAGATTATACTAAAGATAGGCGACACTCTCGTATATTTTCATATAATAATATACATGCAACTTATGACCAACTAGCATTACAGTACCCAAACTATGAGTACTTTACACAGATAAGACACCCATTAAAAAGATGGGAAAGTCTTTATAAACACAATATGAATTATAATTTTATAATTGATTGGGATTTTGTAACATGGAGTGAAAAAGCGATTAGTTCATTAATGAATGGCGCTTACTATGGAACAGTACAAAATTTAGATTACTTCGAAAAAAGTGAAGTAAGATTAGGTAGTTACCATATAATGTATCTACCAGCATGGGTTTATTATAGAGAACCCGAAGTAAAAGTTTACAGGCTAGAGGATGGAGGATGCATGGAAGCAATGGGATATCCAGTAAGACATCTACACAACTCTAATAGAACAATACCTCCGTACAATAAACAGTATGTAACGGAGTTAATATATGATTATTATAAAAAGGATTTTGAAAGATGGCAAACGATAGAGTAAGTAGAACAACAGCAGAACTAGTACCACTACCTCCACATACTTGGTATGTAAGAACAGTGGGATGGATGCTAGAACAACAAAAGGTACAAGAAAATATTAAAGATGTGCCGATAAATGAACCACTAAAAGAAGCATTGAAAAGAGAAGGCATACGGTCTCCTTTTTTATGTATGCCAAACTGGTACCCCATAGCAGGTAGTCAAAGACTAAGAGCATTGACTGAAGTTCCTGAACTACATGATAGAGAAATAAGAGTATGTAGATTTGATAAAGATTGGTGGTTATTATATTACTTATGGGGTGATGAAGATTTTAGAAACAAAGCAATTGCTGTTTGGTTTCAAATGGCAGAATTAGTATGGAAGTCAATGTATTATGAAGACGACCCAACATTTTTAGAACATGAAGCATTAGGAGATGAACTAGAGTGGAAACACAAGTCAAAGTTAACGGGCAAGTTATAATTCTAGCAGACACCAACCCTTTACATAAAAAGGGTTATTGTCAATGGAAAAATATACTGACAGGTCAGATATGGAATGTTGACGGCAGTGAGGCAGAAGTATGTTTCAATGCTGAGTTAGCACAAGAACATAATACAAAACATATAGGTTATCCTGTGCCTACAGAAATGTGGAATAGTGTTGTAAATGTTAGTTCTAAAATTACTTTTCTTGCTCCTATAATAACTAGACCGAATACTATAGAGATATGTAGAAATAATAAAACAATAGAACACACATGG